AACCTTCACTATCTAATAAAATGGCAAGGTCACGATCTAGTAAAAAGGCAAGGTCACGATCTAGTAAAAAGGCAAGGTCACGATCTAGTAAAAAGGTAAGGTCACGATCTAGTAAAAAGGCAAGGTCGCGAACTAGTAAAAAACTAAGGTCACTTTCCAAAATTCCACAAAGTTATTTTCGCAGTGAAGAAACAATATTCACATCTCATCCTAGTTCAGGTGAACCTTATGGAAAAAGAACAACAATCGATATGAAAAATAATATAGGTGAAAAGTCTATTCAAATACTAAACAGTAAAGGAAATCCGATTAGAACATCAAAGACCACTTTAAAAAAACCAAATATAAAGCCAATTCGTATTCATTTTACAAATCCCGGTTTGTTTGAAGCGTTTGCTTTTTAAAATAAAGAACAAAGATACTAACAACAGGTTCACATAAAATGTTGTTAGAATCACTTTTTATAATATTAATTATTCTTGTTTTTGCTGTCATCTTCTATCGCGCCGCTATACATGAATATATAATATTACAAAAAGATTGGGGTACAGAAGGTACCAAATGGTCAGAATTAATGGCAGAGCGCTCACCTTTTGTAATTAGAAATATTTCAAAAGAATGGATACAACCATGGACTATAAAAAAATGCTCTAAACTTGGGTGGCCTGTTATTATAAAAGACGGAAAAAAACGCTCACGAACGGCTCTTTCTGTGTGGCTCAATACGAAATCAAATAATACAAATAAACTTGTAAACAACGAAGATTTGGCTACTATAGCCGGTTTAGGAGAATATGCTAACGATATATCTCTTCATTTCCGTCGTCCATATTGGTTACCAGGTTCTTTTGCTACTGGAAAAATTACAGCAGGTGTTTTAAAACCTATAGATTCGGATTATGTTGGTTTAATGAAAACTACGGCTGAAGCAACTTGTTGGATATGTACAGATGGTAGGCCTTTGCGTTTATGGATAGCACATGAAGGGGCTACAAAAGGGGGCAAATGGCTTCCTGATAAACCGTATGGAAAAGATCCCTGGAATTTAAAATCAGAGGATTGTCCCTGGATAACAGAAGTTAAATTTTTAGAAATGCGGTTACGTCCAGGTAATATGTTTATTCTTCCACCTCACTGGTGGGTTGCATTAAAATGTGATAATGATTCTGAAAAACCCAATGGTGATTTAATAATGCATGGTTCTTGGTATTGGTCTTTGGAATTTAACAGTCCGATTTCATGGTTAGCCACAAGATTGCACAAATCACGATTATAATTTTCTTTACATTACATAGATGAGCAAGTTCCAGAAAATAATAAATAATATAGAAAAACAGATTGACGATACTAAATCGCCATTGAAAAAAACATATGAACCTTTTTTTGATAATTCGTACTATGAATCCGATTTTAGAAATTGTATATTTCAATTTCACGATCCTCCCTTTATTAAATATCCAATTTTGATCAATAAAAAGGGGGAAACTATTCGCTTTCGCAATCTTTGTGTCTTACTTCGTATGTACATAATTCAGAATAAACTAAACAAAGACAATGGACTAATTACGTGCGATCCATTTATACAAGACATAATTAATGATAACAGTTCAGAAACATCCTTCTTTAAATTAATAGCAGGATTACGACGCGTTTTAGTGTAAAAATGTGTTCTACCGGTCATTATCAAAATTATTTGCCTTTAAGGGCAACTAAATTTGTACGACCTCCGCTATTACACCCACGAAGATTTAAAATGAGACAAGACAACCTATAGGATTAGCACTGTGTTAAGGTGTGGTGGGGGAGTATAAAGAAAAGTGGAGGATACTACCTGAAACAATGGATGTGAGAGTCGAAAGACAATACAATGATCTGCCACAAAGCAGGTTTAGCAAACCCAATCCTATGGATTGACCGATCTAAATTTACATGGAAATTGCTGTGTCCAACCTTGGAAGTTTTTTGGTTTTGTTCCATTTTAAATCTTCAAGTGTGTAAACTAACTAAAGTTAATTGCTCCCCTCTTTTTGAAGGGAGCAATTAACTTTGGTACTTCATGGTACAAATATCATTTATATTATTTATTCACACAAAGTTGAACAATATATATTATAAATTATATTTTAAAATGGAAACAAAACCACAAATACTAAATGACCCTTCTCAAGAAGAAATTATTTCTTTAATACGGAAAGGGGGACACATATTTATTACAGGTCCAGGTGGAACAGGCAAATCTACAATTATCAAAAAAATACATTCTGAAATTTTAAATGTTGGTATTACAGCAATGACTGGTTGTGCTGCATTACTTTTGGATTGTAAAGCAAAAACACTACATAGTTGGACAGGTATTGGGCTTGGTCGCGATTCATTTGAAAAAATTTTAGAAGGGATTCAGAAAAAACGCCATATTAAAAAAAGATGGACTTCAACACGCACATTAGTTATTGATGAAATTTCTATGCTTACGCCAGAATTATTTGAACTATTAGACGGGTTGGGGCGAAATTTGCGAAAAAATCCTAAAAAGTTATTTGGGGGAATACAACTCGTACTAGTGGGGGATTTTTGCCAACTACCACCTGTTATGAAAGATATTTCTGGCGACGATACACGATTCTTGTTTGAATCTAAATTATGGCCAGAAATAGAAAATTATGTTATTTTAAATAAAATATGGAGACAAACCGACCCTATATATCAAAAAATATTATCTGAAATTCGTTTTGGTACAATAAGTTCGGAATCTGAAACAATTCTTAGAACGTGTATGAATAAAGATTGGCAAAAAGAAATTATTCGCCCCACGTTATTATTTAGTAAAAACTATGAAGTTGATAAAGTGAATGAACATAACTTAAAAGCCATTGATTCGGTTGCTCATATTTACAAATCAAAAAAAATATTTGATCCAAAAAGATGGGAAGATGAGGGGTTTATGCCCGAAAAAGATTCGGAATCTGTATTATGGGCATTTGGAAAACTTGAACAAGATGCTTCCTTCGTTCCTACATTAGAATTGCGCGAAGGCGCTCAAGTAATGCTAAACACAAATTATGATATTGAATCTGAGTTAGTAAACGGTTCACGTGGTGTTATTATAGGTTTTGCTAATAATGGTAACCCCATTGTACAATTTCGCAGAGGTGGAAAGCATATTATAGAACCATTTACTTGGTGGAGTCACGAACTGCCTCACGTTGGAATATCACAGATACCTTTACGTGTTGCGTATGCTATAACAATTCATAAATCTCAAGGAGCGTCAATAGATTCCGCGATTATTGACATAGGAAAAAATACATTTGAGTATGGACAAGCATATGTCGCATTAAGTCGCGTAAGATCTTTAGAAGGTTTGTATTTACATGCGCTTGACGTGGGGCGAATACGAACACATCCACGTGTTTTATCATTTTATACCATGAAGTACTGAAGTTAATTGCCCCTCTTTTTGGGGGAGCAAATAACTTCAGTACTTTCATAGCAGAGGTCGTACAAAATTAGTTGCATTTAAGGGTAACTAATTTTGATACTGACCGGTAGCAAATATACCAATCGGTAATTTTCTAAACAATTTATTTGACACAATTTGATAAAAATAAAAACAAAAACAGATTAATATAAATACTATTATTGATATAATTGGAATATACATATGTATATATGACACAACAAGTTGTTTCAAATTAAATATGTGATGTTTTTGAATTAAACCTAGTGTTGTCAAATCATCTATATACAAATCAATGGGGGTATAATATATTTGCGCATTTTGTAATAATGTTTTAACAGTGGGTCTATCAATAATATAGGCTTTTGCCGATTCTGATAAAATATTAATTCCTGCTTTTACTTTATTTTCAATATTTGGTATATCATAATCATTCAATTCTACTGTATCTTCTATTAAAAAAAGCCATTCTGCTTTTTCCGTTTTAAGAAATGTACTTAATATTGCTGTATGTGTAGCCCATCTTGCGATTTCTTGTCTTATGTTTTTATCTTTATTATTTCGCAATTCGGGAAGTATTCGTGGTTCGTTGAAACTAGAAAACTGGTTTTCCGATATCATCATAAATGATTTACGTTTCGGGATTTCTTTTATACCAGACTGTTCTTCAAAAGAATCAAACTGTTCTGCTGATGTACGAATACATATTGTTGAAATCTCATTGATACGCATATTTAGACCTGTGTATTTTAAATAAAAATAATACCGTACCATGAAGTAACTTCCAGTATTATTTGTTTCCCGGTTTTCTATATTTATTAAATTATATATTAATAAATATAGAAATGGACAATCTTGAAAGTCAAAGTTTGTTAATGAATAACGCTCAACACCAACTTCCACAAATGGATGGTCATACTGAGGAAAATTTAGGTTCTGAAAATATCGTAAATCATTATGATATAATGAAATTTAAATTAGGCCAGAATGTAATGTATAACGGGGTACACATGACTGTTACTGGATGGAGTACTGTAGAAAAAACTGAAATAAATGATACTTACACATATCAATATATATTAAATAATTCAGGCAAGTTTGTTCTAGAAACTGAAATATCCACTGTATCATGAAGTACCAAAGTTAATTGCTCCCCCAAAAAGAGGGGGGAATAACTTTTGCTACTTTAAGGGAAACTAAATTTCATACTGACCGGTATTTTTATATTGAAATAACTGAAGTTATTTCAATATAAAAAATAGCAGTATTTATTAGAATATGTCTAATAAACTTACCCGAAAAAAGGGGGGTATGTATCTCGGAGAAGGTAAAAAGGGAATAGTATATGATTTGGGATGTATTTCAGAAGGCGAATCGTTTTGTTCTATTATTAAAAACAAAGTTTCTGAAATTATTTCACTAAAATTATATACTTTAAATGGTCAAATATTAATTACAAGCATTAATATTATAGAGGATTTTATTCAGTACATTGATACAATTAAACATAAAATAGCAAAGATAATGAAACAACGTGAACATAAAGGAGGCATAGACGGTGAAATTTTACAAAATCTACAAATTAGCAGATTATTAGAAGAAAAAACAGAGAAATATACTACTATAAGTTTATGTAATTTTAAAGGATTAAAAATAGCGGGTTGTGCTGTAAATTTTAACGACAAAACATTGTATGTAGTATTTGGTTCTAAATGTAACAATAAACCTTTTATAAATTTAGATAAACTCATAAAAGACGTTTTAGATTGTTTGAATATTATACAAAAGAGAAATTTAATTCATAACGATATAAAAGATGATAACATAGTATTATGCGACGATACATATAAATTAATTGATTGGGGTAATTCTTCTATGGATGATACAATTAGAAATGGGTTTTTTTCAGGCTTCCTTAAAACATATCTTGTATATGATACGACACCGCTTGGAGCAGTAAAAACATGTATAAATAAAATATCTAAAAAGGATCCTCATTTCTATAAGTCTGAAATTTTTCAACAAAATTTACACAGGATATTTAATGAATTCAATATTATTAAACATATAGATAAACAGACTTTATTTAAAACATATAAGAAGACACATGACTTATTTTCTTTTGGTATGACTATTATACAAATGGTCTATAAACATAATCTTTCTTATGAAAGATATAAACCTCTTATTGAAATGTTAACGTCTTATTTAAAACCTCCAACGATTCGTAATGTATATCACATGATACGACATTTGAAATAAGAATATGCTCATCGTCATCTTCGTCGTGAGAATGTTGAGCGCCACCTTCACCTCTATAAAACCCTTCTTTTAGAGGGATACTTAGTTCTGGGCATCTAGATGATCTATGGCCACCAGAACAACAAATTTTACATATAATATCGTTATTCATCTTTATTTTATTTTTATTTGTATTATTAACTCAATTTTGGTATATTATACCGCGAAGTATTGCAGTTAATTGTCCCCCCTCTTTATGGGGGAGAAATTAACTTCGGCATTTGACAATACCTGTCATTATTAAATTTAGTGGCCTTGTGGGGCAACTAAATTTATATGACCTCTGCTATGAAATTAGCGAAAGTCAATTACACCCCCTCTTTTGGGGTGCAATTAACTGCAATACTTCATGGTATATTTTAAATATTAAAAATAGAGAATGAGTTTTAAAATCTCATATTATATTTTATCTGGTGCTATCCTTATTTTTATTATTGGATTAATTTTATATATAAATGCCCCTAAAAAGGAGGGGTTTTTATCTGCATTGCCCGACGATCGCGATACTTGTTTCATGGCTGGAGGAAATTGGCTAAATGATGAGTGTATGATTATTTTACAACACCCGGCATTTAAACAAAAAAAAGAAGTTTCTAAAACGACGGAAATTGTTACTACACCAGTAATTGCTCCTCCTATAGTGCCTCAGCAAGTATTTGCTCCTCCTATAGTGCCTCAGCAAGTAATTGCTCCTCCTATAGTGCCTCCGCAAGTAATTGCTCCTCCTGTAGTACCTCGGCAAGTAATTGCTCCTCCTGTAGCGCCTCCGCAAGTAATTGCTCCTCCTGTAGCGCCTCCGCAAGTAATTGCTCCTCCTGTAGCGCCTCCGCAAGTAAT